GCCGCTGAAGCTGGTGCCACCCTGCACCAGAGAGGCATCGCGGATGAGGACGCCGCCGGTCGGCGGTGTGACGGCGACGTTAAAGCCGATCAGTGAGTCCAGGGACTGCGTGGAAGCCACGACCCAAGGCGCGCTGAACTGGAAGCCGATTGCCGATGCGCCGTTGTTGATGGTCGTGATGGCGATATCGGCGGCGGCCACCGGCGTCGCACCACCGCCGCCGCTGGCAGAATAGGTGAAGTTGGAGAACGTCTTGTCGCCGATCGTGCAGCTGAAGCCCGGTGTGCTGACCCAGATGCCGAATACCGTGCCGTTCGCACAGTTCGCGGCATTGGCGGTGAGTGGTAATGCCGCGAGGCCGACAGCGGCCGTGGCGGCGAGGAGGAGTTTTCTCATGACGTATTCCCTTGCAAGGATGTCCCAGGGGCGGGACAGCGCCAGGGTAGGCGACGGGGGCCGGAGTGGTTAACGAATAGTTCCGACGGGAAAGCCCGAATGTGTAAAGTCTGCCGACTCGGTTCGGCCTTACACCGACTTAGGTGGCCTCATGAGCGCATCGACGGTCTCGCGCAGGTCTTTGATCCAGTGATCGCGCTGGCGGATTTGGTTCCGTAGTTCGGCGTTTTCCTCGCGCATTGCCTGGCATTCGGCGCGTAGGGCCTCGATCTGGTGCTGCAACGCAGCATTGTCGGGATCTGGAGGGTTCATGGCATGATCACGCTCTTGATATGGTTGTTGGTCTTGTTGCTCGTGCTTGGTGTGGTTGTGTGGGTCATCCAGATGCTACCGCTGCCGCAGCCGTTCGGCACCATCGCCATCGCCATTGTGGCGCTGATCTTCATCCTGATCCTGGTGTCGATGCTGCTTGGCGAGATCCCGCTCCGGCCGCTGAGGCTACAGTGAGGGCGGATTACCTGCGATAACGGCGGTTATCGCGAGTTAGAGAATTTCCGGCACCAGAAAGCGCCCATGCGCATCAACCGAGGCCCGCAGGGAGTTGAGATCAGCCTCACCCCCGAGATGATCGAACAGGTGTTCCTGGAATGGGAGGCGCTGCATCCTGGGCAGTCGGGCCACGTGGATATGGGCGCGGACGAGTTCACGCGGCGGATGATGATCAAGATCCGCGACAGCGCGAGGATAGTGCCGGACGCATGAAGCACACCACCCAGACCCCCTGGACGGACGAGGAGCGCGCCATGCTGCGCCGGCTGCGGCAGAACGGGCTGGGCACGGTAAAGATCGCCGTGATGATGGGCAGGAGCAAGAATTCGATCACGCGGCAGTTGCGGTATCTGGAGTTAGGCACACGCAATGCGCCGCGGCCGGCCAAGCCCCCAGCGCCTCGGCGGGACACGCCGCATCGGGCGGGGGCGACCACGCTGCCGCCGCTGCCGAGCCTGCGGCAAGACTGACGGTCGAGTTGCATCAGGGGTTGGGCCGCTGTGACGATCGCTCAACCTTGCCCGTGTCGTCGGACACAGCGGCAGGCATGGGAAGTTGGGGAATGGGTCAGGGGAAATCCGCGTAGCCTGACGACCTCCTGCATCCAGTGAGAGACTGGCCCAGGGGGTGCCGATCTACGGTGATGCAACACTGAAGGCCAAGACCCCGCTGGGTGAGGCCAGACGGCGGCCCCTCGCGTCGTTGCCTGGCGAAGGCGCGCGGGGGGACTGCCGGCACTGAGGAGGCACCCATGGGTGTGTTGGTTCGCCTGTTCGCGCTCGTGATCACCACCTGGGCACTGCTCGGCCTCATCGGCTGGGCCATCATTGGGATGTTGTGATGACCGACAAGCCAGCCATGACCGGTGCCGAATTCCAGCGCGAGGTCGGCGACGACCCGGAGAAATGGGCCGCCCGCTTTCTGGCCGCCTATGCATCCTCCGATGCCATCCACACCGATGCCGTTTGGCTGGAGTTCGCCACCCAGTGGTTCAGCGACGCGATGGATGCCGCGCGCAAGGCAAAGCCTCCACCGATCATCGAGGAGACCTGACCATGGCACGAGTTCCGCCCGAGGCAGCCATCACCGGCAAGCGCGTGCCTGGCGCACCGCCTCCCGCACGCACCGACCGCAGCACGCCACCACGCACCGAAGGCGCATTCCGAACCAGCCCCGGCGCGTCGGTGAACAAGCGCAGCGTCAGCAACGAGCCGGCGTTCAAATCCCGCCCAGGCAGCGGCAGCACCGTGTGACAGTCATCTGCCGCGCGCAGCCCGTATCCGTGCCAATGTCGTGGCGCCGTTCTTACGACAGATACCGATACGCCATGCAGCTCCGCAAGCTGCCGGGCGTTCGTGACGCCACCTCTGTAACTCTCCGCAATCCGCATGTCGCGCTCTATCGCGGCCTCGCGCATCAGATCGGATTTCATCAGTGGCCCATCTTTCGGCAACGCGGCCTTGGCCTTCGCCAGTCTTTCCAGCGCTGCCAGGTAGGCACTTTTTGCCTCCTCATACTCTCGCCCCGGATCGCCCATGAGCACGTCCCTAACCACCATCGTTGACCGCCATAATGACTGGCCCGCCGCCGTTCGCCACCTCAATGGCAGCGAGACCGGCTTTCCGCGCGACATCGACGAGCAGCATGCGCGCCTGATCCAGTGGTTCGAGGAAGCCGAGCGGTCATCGCAGGACGCCCGCGAGGCTTCCGAGATGTATCGGCGCTACGTGAACGCAGAGCAGTGGACCCGCGCGGAACTCGACGTGCTGCACGCCCGCCACCAGCCGCCTATCACCTTCAACTATTGTCGCCGCAAGACCGAATTGCTGTGCGGGCTGGAAAGGAAGGCAAGGACCGATCCCAAGGCATTTCCACGCACGCCGACTGAGGAAGACCGCGCCGACGCCGCCACTCAGGCGTTGCGCTACATCGCCGATGATAACAACTTCCCGATGCTGCGCAGTGCGGTGTTCAACGAGATACTGGTTGAAGGATTCGGCGGCTGCGAGGTCGGTCTGGAGGACGACGGGCAAGGCGGCGCCAATGTCACGCTGACGCAGGTTCCGTGGGATCGCATTTGGTATGATCCGCACAGCCGCCAGGATGATTTCCTGGATGCAAGATACAAGGGTATCGTCATCTGGATGGATCGTGACCAACTGCACGATACATATCCCGATGCCCAGGATGTCATCGATACATCGTTCAGCTCCGGTGACGCGACACAGTACGACGACCGCCCAGCATACATGACATGGACCGACAGCAGCCGCACCCGCTGCCGTGTCGTGCAGTGCCACTGGTCGCAGGAAGGCGCCTGGTGGAATGCGACATATACGCGATCCGGCTATCTGACTGAGCCGCAGCGCAGCAAGTTCAAGGATCGGCACGGCAAGTCGGCCTGCCCCCTGATCCTGCGCAGCGCCTATACCGACCTCGACAATATGCGGTACGGCATGGTGCGGGATCTGATCTCGCCCCAGGACATGATCAATAAGGCGTTCAGCAAGGCGCTGCACCAGATGTCGGTGCATCAGGTGATTGCCGAGCAGGGCGCTGTGCAGGATGTCGACAAGGCGCGGCGTGAGGTCGCGCGACCTGACGGTTATGTCGAGGTCATGCCTGGGCTCAAGTTCGAGGTGCAGGACGGCACCCAAATGGCGCAGGGACAGATGGCGCTGCTGACGCATGCCGTGCAGGAGATGCAACTGTCCGGCCCGAATGCGGCAATGAGCGGCACCGATCCGCGGGAACTCAGCGGGCGGGCGATTCTGGCGCAGCAGGCGGGTGGGGCGACGCAGAACGAGCCGCTGGCGGACGGGCTCAGAATGTGGGCGCGGCAGGTCTACGAGATGTGCTGGATGGCGGCGCGGGAACACTGGAGCGCCGGTAAGTGGGTCCGCGTCACCGACGATTTACAGAACACCAGGTGGGTGGGCATCAATCGGCCAATCACGCTGCAGGACGAACTGGCGGCGATGCCGCAGCAGCAACGGGCGATGGCGATGCAGCAGATGCAGCTTGTGCCAGGCGATCCGCGGCTTCAGCAGGTCATCCGCATCGAGAACGACATCACGGATTTGGATGTCGATATCACCGTCGCCGAGGGTCAGGACGTGCCGACTATGCAGGCGGAGAACTTCCAGACCCTGGTGCAGCTGGCGTCGATGCAGCCTAACCTGATACCGGGCGAAGTGCTGATCGCGGCGTCGTCGCTGCGCAACAAAGACGACCTGCTGCAAATGATGAAGCAGCACATGCAGCAGCAGGGGCAGCAACAGCAGCAGGTCGCGCAGGTGGCACAGCAGCACGCTCAGGCGCAGGTCGGTGACCTGCAGGCGAAGGCTGCGGCGAACTTCGCGCTGGCCCAGGAGCGTAAGGTCTCCGCGGCGCGCGGTGTGCACGACATCCATGCCGACTTTAGCGCCGATCCATACGGGCAACCCAACGTGGCGCCGGATAATCCGCCAGGCGCATCGCAGCCGCAGCAGCCAGACCCCGAGCAGATGACGCCCGATGTAGCGCTCGCCCACCACATGGCGGACCTGGCGAAGAAGCAGGCCGACATTCGCAAGACGCAGGCCGACACCGCGCTGACCGCGGCGAAGATTCCACAGGTGGCGCATCAGGCGATCAATACGATCGCCAACACGCATAATCTGGCGGTGCAGACGAACAGGCTCGCCAGAACCCCCATCCCGCAGCCTGGGCAGGGATCGCCCGGCGCCTAAGCCCACCGAGGACCACATGGCAGACAACGCACAGCTCGACACGTTCCTGGCCGCAGGGACGCCCCAGGAAGGCGCCGAGGCGCCGGCCGCACCTCCCGCACCGGAACACACGCCAGAGGCGCCAGAGGCCGCCCCAGAGGCCGCCGCTAAGGCGCCTGAGGCCGAGCCGGAGGAGGACGTCGCGCCGCACTCCGGCAGCGACAACCGCACCGTCCCGTTCTCCGCGCTCGAGAAGGTCCGCAACGACTGGAAGTCCAAATACGCCGCCGAGCAGGCAAAGGCCGAGGAACTCCGTCGCCAACTCGAGGAGGCAAAGAGGCCGCCACCTCCGCAGGCCGCGCCAGCGCCGATGATGCCGCTCGCGCCAATAGATCCGGCCCAAGACCCGCAGGGCTTCACGCTGCGACTGCAACAGGTGTTGCTGAATGAGCGGCTGAACAACTCAGAGGAGCGGCTGCGCGATAAGGTCGGTGACGAGAAGGTCACCGAGTACGTGAACGACTTCAAGCAAATGGCCGAGCGCGACCAGACGCTGTTCGGCAAACTATATGCCCAGCCTAATCCCTACGGCTGGATGATGCGCGAGGTCGACCGGCTGCGGATGCTACGCGATGTCGGTGACGACCCGTCCGCATACCGCGCCAAGATCGAGGCCGAGGCGCGGGCGAAGTGGGAGGCAGAGGTCCAGCAGCAGCCGGGCAACGGCGAGGCTCGGATCTCGCCCGCGGCCGGGCTGGCGCCGTCGCTCGCCAATGCCCGCAGCGTCGCGGGGCGGACGACAACGACGTTCACCGGGCCGCCTCCGATGGAGGCGCTGTTCCCTGGCCACAACAACCGCCGGGACCAGCGTCGCCAGTAGCCGTGCCGTGCCTGTCCCGCCGCCGGGGATAATCGGGCGTTCCGCCGCCACCGGGCGTAATCGGGTGTCATGCTGCCGCCGGGCTCCATCGGGCGTTGCCGTAAGTAAATCCGCAACACAGCAACAACCGATGGAGTATCGGCCATGGCCGACATGAATGTAACTCCTGCTAGAGCAGGACTGACGCCACTAATATGGGACAGCGACTTCTTCAGCGAGTACGTCCGCCGCAACCAGTTCGCTAAGTACATGGGCACGGCCACCGGCTCGCTCATTCAGGTCCGGGAGGATCTGACCAGGAAGGCGGGGGACACCGTCGTGTTCCCGGCCATGCGGCGCCTGGTAGGAGCCGGGGTAACCGGCAACACGATATTGGAGGGCAATGAGGAAATCCTCAACCTCCGCTCGATGAACCTCGTCGTTTCGGCGTTCCGCCACGCCGTCGCGGTCAGCGACTGGGACGAGCAGAAGTCCGTGGTCGACCTGCGTGAGGCAGCCCGCGAGGGGCTGATGACGTGGGAACTCGAGAAGATGCGCTCCGACATCATCACCTCGCTCGGGGCGATCACCGCGGATGGTAACGTGCAGCTCAGCTACGCCGCAGCATCTGCCGCACAGCGCAACGCGTGGCTGGTCAACAACACCGACCGCGCACTGTTCGGTCACCTGAAATCGAACTCCGTCTCCGGTGTCATGGCGACCGCGCTGCTCACCATAGCCTCCCCTGGCGACCGGATGAGTAGCGCCATTCTCACGCTCGCCAAGCGCATGGCACGCACCGCTAACCCACGCATCAGGCCGCTCACCGTAAACGACGACGAGGAATGGTATGTCGTGTTCATGCCGTCGCTGGTGTTCCGCGACCTGCTGCTCGACACCGTGATCCAAACCTCGCTGCAGTATGCGTGGAACAGGGGTACCGACAACCCACTGTTCACCGGCGGCGACCTCCTCTACGACGGATTAATCGTGAGGGAAATTCCCGAGCTACCGGTGATTGCCGGAGCCGGTGCCGCTGGCATCGACGTGGCGGCTTCGTTCATGTGCGGCGCGCAGGCGCTGGGCGTGGCGTGGGCGCAGCGGATGAAGAGCACAACTAATACGCGAGACTATGGTTACATGCACGGCGTAGGGTTGCAGGAGATACGCGGAATCGGGAAGCTCCGTTTTGGTGTAGACCCTACCGTCGATACAACCAAACCGGTTGACAATGGCATTATGACAATCTATACGAGTGCTGTTGCTGATGCGTAACCACCTATAGTTGCTGGTGGTTTCTGAGGAATCTTGCCGATTTCTGGGGTATAATGAG